TCGTTTTACGATGAAATCTATGACTGCATCCATTATTGATTTTGTTATTGACATTCTTTCCTCCGTAAAAAAGTAGGGTTTACATACCTATAAATATGTAAACCCCGAATATTATTGTTTAGGTGATGAAGAAAAACTTGGAACCGAACGTTTTGCTTTGCTGTATTCTGCACTTTCCGCTTTGTTCTTTTCTTCTATTGCCTTTATTACTTGTTGAATATAGAATCTTCTCAAGTGTATTGGGAGACAATAAACCTCATCCCATGTAAAACCACCTTTTCCATGATAACATAAAGAGAATATCTCTTCATGTAATCCTAGTTTATAATCAGTTCCCAGGCCAAAAAAAGGAAACATCCATTGGGATGTCCATCTCCTTTACCTCTCCTGTTGTTTCTGAAACAAATGTAAAGGTCATGTCAAGGTCTGGTGTTATTTGCTTCATATACGAACGTAGTGCTCGAGAATCGAGTGCAAATAGTTCATTATCAACAAAATTATTTACGGTAGCACGACCTGATTCACCATCAACTGCAATTATCAGATTTTTCAAACGAGTTGTTAGTTCTCTATCAATACCTGTACGAACAGTTGTTTTGTTCATACCTTTTATTTCCGTCTGTATTTGTTTGTCCAAACTATGAGTCATAAGTCTAAAAGTGACAACCCGTCTTGACTGTGGTAGTTCGAAATCGAATTCGTTCTTACGTTGCTCGAATAGAGAATAATCCACCTCCTTGTGCTCTATTTGAGTCAAATCAATTGTAACTTTTTGTTTTGTACCAGGTGAAAACGGGTCGTCAACTTCAACTACATAATCTTTTCCATATCCTAAAATTCTAGCTGCAACCATGATTGCATTTTTATCGCCAACAAACAAATCACCATAATTGATTGGTGTAACAATAAGCGACTCGAATAACTTATCCAAAACAACGCCTTGCTTGATAAGATTCTGTGAAGTCAAAATATCTTCTTCTTTTGCAGTCATATACTTCATTTCAATCGTACCCTCGGCAAGAGGATGGTCTTCTGAATATAAAAGACCCTTTGACGGGAGTGGAATTATTTCCGTTGGGAAATTCGATTTCTTGACTGATGTTTGTTTGAAGTCCGCCATCAAATGGGCTTTGAGTTCTTCGTCGGACATCTCCGCTCCAGTTTTTGGAAGATTATATCCGGTTGATACTTGTGCCATAACTAAATCCTATAACTAAATGAAACAATATTGTTCGTATAAATAAATATGGGTATCTCAGAAAAAATCCAAGATACCCATGAAATTTTATGTTCAACGATTAGAACTGGAGGATTGCGTAATCATAAGCAAGTGTGAGAGAGATTTCAACGAAGTTATCCGTTGACCAATCCATATCACCAAATGTTGTTGCTGTAATGAAAGCACCCTTCAAAGTCCATTCTTCAACCTTGTCACCAACTGGGCCAAGAACGTTGAATGTGATGTCCTTCTTATAGAAGTCAGAATAACCATCACGACCTGTTACAGACTCGTGTGATAGACGAACCCACTCCATGACTGCCTGTGCAGCTGATGGTACGATTGGGTCATATAGCTTGATAGTCACGTCCTGCCATTCACCCTTACCTTTTACCTTACGCTTGACATTGATGTGGTCAAGTGTGATTGGGTTGAAGTTGATGTTTGGTCTACCTGCACCTTTGATGAGGTATGCTGGGACGCCTTCAATATACATGATAAACCGGTTGGCAAGTTTCGGTTCATACGGGGTAAAAAATATTTCGGTAGGATCGAGTAGTTCAGCCATTTATTTCTCCAAGTTATAAAATCTCTTTCATATAAATATAGATGACTTTAGAAAAAATTGGGGGAGTATTTTTCAACTCCCCCGATTATTTCAATTAGGCACCTGGGAATGCTGCACCTGTTGATTGAATGTTGAAGTCAAGAATAATGAATTCAGCAGTTCTAGCAGGTTGTAGATACAACTGACCATAAAGAATGTTACGGTCGATGATGTCAGGTGTGTTGTTCGACTCATCCATGATAACGCGGAAGGCATAAAGACCTTGACGTTGTTGGATTGACTCAAGATATGGAGTAACAATGTTCAGGAATCGTGTACGTGTTTGTGTTGTGTTTTGTTCGAACACAAGGTAACGTGTAGCAGATGCGATGAACTTCTTAGCTGCAATCAAGAGACGACGAACGTTGATACGGTCAAGAGCAGATGGACGACCTTGAAGTGTCTTCTGACCCCATACACATACTCCTGTTGATGGGAATACTGCAATTGGGTTGATACGTGCTTCATAAAGGGTATCACGCTCAGCGTGTGTAAGACGTGTCTTCACTTCGATAACTTCTGTGAGACCACCACGATTCAGACCAGCTGGTGCGAACCATTCAGCAGCAACACGGTCGTTGAATGCAATAACACCAGGAAGAACAACTGAAGGTGGAACCCAAATTGGCTTGTTTCTATCGAAGTCAAGAATCTTAACCCACGGATAGTATGTTCCAACATAGTTAGAATCAAATCCTTCTGTTGTTGAAACAGCAGTATTGATGTTATCGTTGTAGCCAATCAAGTCCATCACATAGAAAGCATCACCACGGTCTTCACAAACATCCTTAGCGTATGTTGTGATTGGTGAGTGCAACGAGTGAACAACACCTGGTGTTACAATCATGTTGATGTCAAATTCATCAGGGTTAGATACCGCATCAATTGCCTTCTTATATGAAACATATCCATCAGCAGAAGTTGTTGATATATCGAATCCCTGTGTATTTGTGTTTAGAATGTATGTTCCGGTCTTCTTTTGGAGGTGTGGCTTGTGACCATCAAATCCGCCTTGGAATGGAATCATGAACTTACGTGTATCAAGAGCAGTGTTTACAGTAAGGTCGATTGACGAACTATATCCAGTTGCAGATGATGGGAAGTTTGCCCCAGCAGCTTGATTATAATCACCAAGATAGAAGTCTGCATTTGAACCAGTTGTCAAATATGAAGCAACAGGCAACGGACGTAAGAAGTTGAAGTTGTCTGTTGTATCGAAATCGTAGCTAAATCCAAAATATACTCTACGGTTATATGAACCACCTACTGTTTGGGCCGATACATATGTTGCTGCACTTGGTTGTGAGAATCCAACACTACCATCCGAACTAAGTGGGATTGGTGAGTAAGGTGCACGGAATCCAAAAGGAACAAGTGACGGAGAAATAGCAACGTTAGAAACAGCTTCAGTTGCCTCTACACGGATATACTTTGACTTGTTAGAATAATCACCATTTACAACAACCTTTCCTTCATCTGTAATTGTGATGTATCTATCACCAATTACTCTAGCGATATAACGTGGTGAATTAGGGTCAAGGTTACACTTGAATTGTTCTACCACATTTGGACGGAGATCATCATCTTCTGATGTAAATGGAGTTTGTGGGAGCTTTGATTGATCCACAAAACGAACTACAACATCAAAGTCACCATATTCAGAACCAGCGATTGTACCAGCTGGACGAACATTTGCAATACCAACCTTCACTTCATAATTAGAATGAATACCGTGTGAAAGTGTATGGAACTTGAAGAGGTCCGTTACAGCACCACCAATTTTTTGAGAAGTTATCCACGGAGTAGAAGCTTCGAGGTAATCATTAGTGAATTGCCATGGTGAAGCAGCAGAACCACTTTCCAATATAATTCTTGTAGTTGGGTCCGCGGCCAATGATGCTGAAGCAGCCCATTTGAAATTCACATAGTTATAAACTGCGTGTGTTCCATATGGATTGTATCCGTAAAGGTTTCCAATAAATGCAGTTGATTCAGGGTCAATTGATGAACTAAACGGTGTTCCGTTTTCACTAACAGCATTTCCTGTAAAAGCCGAGTTATCTGTTCCAAATGAACCAGAAACTCTAATGACAAATGAACCACTTGCATTTGAAGCAAGAGTAGATTTCTCAAACAATGCTGTAGCTTCAGTCGTTACAACAAAAGTAGGGTGTAGAAGAGAAATCAATCTCTTTCCATACGAACCAGTTGCAACCACGGCAAGTGGGTACAACAAGGAATAACCACCTGAACCGAGTACACGAACTATCGTTGCACTACCAGCATTATTCAGATAGCTTTTAGCAGTATATGGAAGATACGATTGCTCATATGTTCCACCAAAATGTGTTACGAAGTCATTATATCCTTGAACTACCGTAGGAACAAATGCCGGACCTTTCATTGTTGGTCCGATAAGTGCTGCACCAATCTGTGCAATTCCCTGTGGTAAGAACGAAAGATCCTTTTCTACCGTAAACACGCCAGGACTTACAATTCTTTCATTAGCCACTATTTATCTCCAAAAAATTGTGTAATTATCTCTACTATAAATATGAGTCAAAAAACTCAAACTTATTTAGCAGAAGGTATA